GGTATATGTATAATCCCCGATATTCTCAGCTGTTCTTATTCTCGGATTGATTTCGTCAGCAAAATCATCTTCACCCAGACTATCGTCAAGTATGTTCGCCGACGATATGCTCCCGTTAAATTCATCATATATTGTCGTAAAAGAAGTATTGAAATGCGAATATGATAAACCCGAATCACCGCTTAATACATCGTAAGTGATAACCGCAGCGTTTGCCGTATTGCCGTATACCCATATTCCCATAATTATAGCAAACAATATTTTTTTCATTTTATCTCCTAAACATGTTGGTTTCTTAGTTTCCCTCTTGACTTAACCTTAAACGCTATACTGTACAGCTCAACATCTGTTCCAAGATTATTATCTTCAAATTCAAAAGATATGCTGTTACCTCTCGACTTATCCACAAACGGGACTATCCTGTCGTTAAACAAATCTGACTGGTTTATCGTCATCGTGCCTAATGTCCTTGTTTCGCCTGCGGGTATAATACCATGCGCACCCGAATGATTCGGGAACCTGCCGTTAAGATAATACCTGAACGTAACCGGTAACGTGTGTGATCCCGGTTTGCCAGATATCCAGAACCCTTTAAATTCTACACGTTTGTCCTCACTTGCTACAACCTCACCGGTCCTGACTTTGGTCTCTACTTTTTCACCATCGAAGTCTCTGCCTCTATCGTGATACATTAGTTTGCCTACATCACTCCGCCCGGTAACTAACTCGTTCTTATCTCCGTATTTTGTCCATCTTGAATAACTCGATACTCTTGTGCCTCGTATCAAACTCCATTTCGGAATACCATCAGATCTCAAATCGTTTATGGGATAGACCAGCTCGCTCCCATTAGCGTCTATACCAGTATCTTCAACATGCTGAAACGCGAATCTAAAATACCCTTTGTGTACGGTCATCGTTGTGTTATCAATCGAATCCTGCGTCAAATCCATTATATCTCTTAGTTGTATAGTCTGTTCTGTAAGTGGTTTTATTGACGATTCCGTACCGCCGAAAAAATAAAGTTCTTTGTCGTATTCGTTCAAGAAAACTATACCGCCGCCTACCGGATACAAAGCTCTCTTACTCGCAAGACCATACTCACCTGTAACGCGTCTAAACTCAAACTGCGTTGAAGTGCGACCTAAAAGTTCCCAGATAGAATTGTTTTTGAATACAAAAAATCTTTCGTTCCCAGTCTTTATACATGATATTACGAACGAATCTCGAGCGTTATCCCCGACAAGTATCTCGTCATCTATGGTTTCTGGTATTAGCGGAGAAGAATAAGAAAGTGTAGAAGACCTGGTTTTCCAATACCACATTCTTTGAAGATGGCTTACAGCTCCAACTATTCCCGAATCAAGTCCTGTCATCTCCCATTGGAATGACCCGTTACCGTCATATTTCCGTGGGGTGTTATTACCAGTATAAACATACAGAATAGAATTGCCCGATACCTGGAACGATTCGCTTAAAGGTATAGCATGATGGTCGAATCCTGTCGCGTTCGTTTTGGTTAAAGTGCCAGCAACATCATCACCGTAATATATGTCCCCATTCCAAAACGCGAATAATCTTGTTACAATACTGCTATCTGACCTTAAATGATATGACCTCTCCACCCACGGTATCCCTGTCCCCGAACCTAACGAAACGTTATATTGTTGTGTACCCCCCACTTTACGAATCCCTTTGGGAATACACAAAAAATTCTGGAGTACGGAACATTCTATTGATCCGTCTTCTTGCTTTACTAACCCTGAAGGCGGGTCAACTCTGTTCATTCCTAACGAAAACTTAATCTGTGCCAAATTTATGCTCCGTTGTTGCGTAAAACATTCCGAAAATTACCGGCATTAGACACCCTATCCTGGCTAAATGTAAAGGGAACTGTACCGTGCTGTAAATAGCCAAAATTGTAATCATAGACATTGAGCATACTGCAAACATGTTTTTATCGCTTTGACTGAACCTGCGCCATACCCCAAATACCATCCATATAAATATAGCCAAGCCTGGTATACCTAACTCGTAAAATATCCAGATATATTCGTTATGAGGGTGATCCCAAAAATCTAAAGGTATCTTATCGCCGTTAGATTTCTGAAATTGCTGTACCCATACATAAAACTTAGGGTCTGGGACTTGCTCCATTTTGAGATTGTCTTTTTCTCTAACAATTCTTAACGATTCGTTGCTATATGGATATTTAAAATATTTTATCGAACCTTCCCTCTGATCGTTACGAAACGAATCTAACCCATGCCCTAACGGTTTAGAGAACGAATCCTGTATTACTTTACCCCACATGTTAAGTCTTGTTTTCTGCATACCCATAGGATTGTCTATCTTAATCACGAAAAGAAACGATCCGGCCAGAATCGGGATAATCATAATCCAGAAAAATATGCGTTTCCTGAACCATAGAAAAAATAATATACCAAGCGTCCCTCCTAAAATGGCTCCCGTACTTTTAGCAAAAATAACTGGTATAATAAAAACAGATCCTATCCATCCCAAAAACACCATTAAGCAAGGTATTACTACAGCAACATAGGCTCCAAAAACATTCTCTATCCCGAAAATCGAGCATAAAGGTGCAATCCCAGCTTGGTCTTTTACGCCTTGACCTCTCATGTCCCATCCCATGTACTGAAACGCTAAATAAATTATAGAAAATACAGCCACGTATACCAATGTCTTGTATATCATCTTGATATTGCTTTTGTCTGCATGTCTAGCTACTGTCGCATATACGCCTAACCCTAAAACAAAATTCGTTAGAACAGCGTACCCCATCCTATCATTTATAAAAAATTCTACTATCATCCATGCCAGTAAAGCTAACGCTGGATAATGATATTTGATGTCCAGTTCACGTTTAGGTTTAAAAAACATGCCCGACATTATAAGAACCATTGAACTTATCTGAAAAAACAACTCCTGCACCATCCTCGTATCTTGTCCCTTCCAATATGATAAAGGCACGATAATAAGGTATGAACATATTAAATAAATCATATAGGAAACGGCCCCCTTCCGGTTACCAATCTTCTCGATAATCTTTTGCTTTCAGGAATTTTTATCTCGTTTGGTGACATATTATTGTCTTTTATCATATTATCTATACCTGATTCGTATGCCTTGCGCTGTGTGCCCCAGTCACCCATGTCTGGATCGAATTTATATATATATTCTAACACACCATTTATGACGATATGATCGTATTTCGACGGGATATCCGGAGTGTTAGCGTCATCCGCTAAATCGGTTATGGTCTTAACATAATCCATAAATACCGTGTATACGCTTGCCGGTATGGGATAAAGTCTTAATGTTTTGGCAAATAAAGTATACCAATAAGCCGAACCAGTAGAACTGGACGGATCCGGGACAAGCCTGACAAATTCATCGTATGGTTTAAAGATTAATGTTCTGTCCGCAGTCCTATCATAAACAGAAAGTATTTTGTTGCTGTCTATATCAGAAGGCAAATCATAACTGTGTTGGTCTATAACTGTTGGAGTAGTAACTGTCTTCTCTAACCATCTCCAGTGAAAGTTTTGCTGTCTGTTTGATATGTCTTTAAGTACAAGGTTTAGCCACCCCAATACTGTCGCTCGCCAGGTAGTATCGTTGACGTTCTTATCGCTTAGACCTAAAACTGTGCTTGACCCGCATAATGTATCAAGAAATTGTGCGCCTGTCATGTGTACCCATCCTTGTATATGTAAATTTTACTATAACTTTTCTAACGATTTTACTCGTGCCTCTAATTCTTCTATTCTTATTTCTATATCCTTTGCAGTAACCTTTTTAAAATTGTATTCTTCTATTATGGAATTTATTTGAATTTCATCGGGTTGCGGCATACCGTCTACTTTCCATTCTGATATATAATATTTGTCAGTACCCTTAATTTGACGTGTCATTAAACATCCAGGTTTGTATTTGCCTTCTTTGCGCAAATACCATTCTAACGCATGAGCTGAAAAGTCCGTACCGGCATAGACATGTCCCGGCATCAATAAACTCGCCAAAAGTAAAAAGATTATTAGTTTACTCATATTCGGTCACCCTCATATAAGATGGAGATTTGCCGCCGAATCTCCTCGCTCCACCCCATCCGTTAAATGTTAACGTGCTTGGGAGTATCCCATCCCCAACAAATTGGCCGATTCTACAATAAAAAGTACGTTCAGATGTTACGTCTGCTGAAACTATGGTAGATACATATAAATATTCTCTGCTGCTTCCATCTCCATCGTTGTTATCCGTAACAGTTAAACAATCCGCGACTTCATCAGAAATTATAGTCATAATGTTATGTACTGAAGACGTCTCCGCAGTACCAAAAAAAGCGTATGCTTCAACCAGCAAATTGTTGTTTGTTTGTTTTGGCGTAACCGAAATCATCATGTACATATCGCCTTCATCGTTTTGAGGAATACTGTCATCAGCTGAAATTACTCCTGTTCCAGTAGCTACAGCCGAATCTGCAGATACTACCATCTGAACGACTATACCGCCTCCAGTCCCAGCTGATTTCAAAACTCCGACATCAGCAGAGATAATATTTTGTGTTGTCTTTAAGACACCCACATCGTCCGAGATTATCCCAACCTCATCTGATATAATATTTATTTTAAGGTACTGCGTGCTGTCTATATACCCGTCAGTTGAAGTATCCGCACTCTTTATGGATATGGTTACCGCACCCGAAATCGTGTCAATAACAAGCGGACCGGCTACGCCTTCGGATACACTCGTGATAAGAGCGGAAACGTCATCTGATATTATAGAAAATATTGAGTCGATTGATATGATATCCGCTGAAATAGTCGCTATCCAATCTCTGTCGCCTTCAGCAGGAATAACAAGATTATAATTCACAGTTGTTTGTGAAGCGAAACATGAGTGTGCTAACAATACACCCATGACAATAACTAAAAGTTTTTTTATCATACTTCCGTCCAGACTGTTGCGTTATTCGGAACATTAGACCAGTTTGTTTTAGGGTCGCCAAATCCTCGCTCGTGTATCGCAATTATAGCAGAATCTTCACCCGTACTTAGCTTTTTACCTCGTGAAGGGTTACCAAACATGTTCTTGCCAAATCCAGGGTTAGGTTCTATTTGTGACCATTCTGTTGTCATATTATATGGGGCGTTTTTTTCCGCTGAACGCCCCTAAACAGGATGTTGTTTTACATTTGTTACCTAAGCCACACTGGCGCCAGTCCGTCAGTAGCATCAGGAGCTTTTAACAGTACCCCGATGTCTCTCGAAAGAACTCTCGTCGTTGTAGCTTCTGTCGCTAACGATGCTGTCAAGGTCGCCCCGTTAACAAATAAGGGCTGTCCTGCTGTGGCTCCTGTACTATCTATCTTAGCCAAACAGTAACCTTCTACCGCCATATAACCCCAGTTGCGTGAACCTCGGTCAAATTTAGCACTATCGGCAGTCTGGATACTCGTAATAAGTACTCCCGCAAACCCTATACTCTCGGTAGCACTATCAAGTATACATGCTGATATCGTAAACCCGTCCGCACTCGTAGTGTTCCACACAACCGCATCTCCACTCGATAACGAAGGGTCTATACGTGCCGCACTTGTCCCCCATAGCCCGTATCTTACCGGAACTATTAGAGTCGGTGCGCTTATCCCGTTAGGTCCACTATTTTCGCTCATGAAATCCCAACCTCCACTTGCAGGCTGGTCTGCTTGAGCTGTTACCGCGAAGCCCAGAAGCAACGCGACTATAAGAACACTAATTATCTTCTTCATCTCGTCCCTCCTTTTAGGCTAACGTGGCCTCGGTTAAGTTATCCATACGACCATGATATTTCAAAGCTCCAAATGTCACGTTGTATGTCATCCATGCTTTGATGGTGTATTTCAGATAATCTTCCGATTCTATCGGATTAGATATCTGTATAGGCACCGACACGGCACCATCACCAACAACTTTTACATCTCCGGTTCTTTTTGTGTTCGGACCCGCAAGTACCTGGACTCTCATGAAATTCGTGTTGAGAGCTATAAGGTTCCCAGCAGGTACGTTCACGTCAGAGATTACCGCAGCTTCGTTTATCATTATATGGTTAAACTGATACTTAATCAGAGTATCATTGACGCCATATCTCCTGAGAACGTCTGCAGCACCCGCCGATTGCGCGAATACTCCATCGGTTGTAAGCGCGATGTCCGGCTGCATATTCTTCGCCGAACCTTCTGAACACTTTCTCAAGAAAGCGGATATTGTAGCTATACCTGCCGCAGCGCCTATATCAGCAGACGAATTGGAATACTGCGTCTGCCACGCTTTGGTTCTGCCACCTACACCCGTTCCTGGATAATCGCTACGCACTATCCCACCAGTCGTCCTGGTCTGAGAACCAAACGCTGTCGCCGGAAGCTCCTCTATCAAACTTAATGGATCGTTCGCTCCGGAAGTAGTCTGCATTAAAGCCTCGGCTACTTTGTTCGGGAACGTGTTCATTAAATCGTCAAGCGCGTCCTGCGCGAGCTTGGTCTCGCCTACCTGATGTTTCCCCTGGTTCTGAGCAAGCTCCACAAGATTGACAGGTGTAGCACCGTCTATCGTAGCCTGACCATATTGCGCCGTTTTCCAGTTATCCTGGAACCCAGAATCTATCTTATTGTATGGATCACGATGAGCTACGTTACTGTTCTGTCCCAAATGTGTACGCTCGTCGAACCTATTACCGCCCTGGACAATTCTTACCTTACCCTTGTCTCCCAAAAGTACAAGAACACCATTATTTAAAAATATGTTCTCGAATATCTTTGGGCTTTTTACTTCCAGAGTAAAGGCAACTTGTCGGGCTGATCTCGATGCATCAACAGCCATAGTTTACTCCTTTATTTTTCGTTTTTAGCTTGCCAATCTATAATACGGTCAACACTCCAACTTGCGTCCGGAGTATCTCCAGTACCATTACTGGCTTCGCTTTCCATGGCGCTGTTACGCACTTTGCTCAATCGCTCTTTCTCTTTTTTTATACCGCGTTCCTCCGCTATCTTCTCGCCTCTACCGAACATGGCAAGCTTGAAGATGGTCGAATACCCGTGTTTCTCACTGCCAGGATTCTTGCGAACATAATCCGCTATAATGCCTAACGCGGTTCCTGTGTTGTTCTCGTCTTTACCAAGAGTACCGAACTCTAACCCAAACTTGTCTTTAGCTATCTGGGTTACTTCTTCTCGCTCTTTTGAGAGAATAGCTTCGACTTCACGGCTCTGGCTTTCCTGCTCCGATTTTGTTAAAATCTGGCGCACAGATGAAAGTTTCTTGTCTATCATATCTTCTACCTTCTTTTGCCACCCTTCAACAGTTTTTAAATCGTACTCAGGTTTCTCAGACTGGACGTTATCCATGCCTCGTTTGGTTAGTTCTTCCGATATCGCATCTTCAGAATAACCTTGCTTTTTCATAGCAAGCGATAACATCTCCGGGTCCTCAAAGAGTTTTTTAGCGTCATCAAGTGCCTTCTGCGCCTCCTCTAACCTAGTTTTTGAAGTCTTGTATTTCTCGTTGACTTCTTTGAAACGATTGTAAGGTATCGGTTTACCTTCCTCTACCTCATCAGCCGAGTCTTCGGATTTGCCATCCTCCGATTGTGTTTTATCGTCATCACCCGACGCCTCGTCCTGCTCAGTTCCTGGGGTAGTCGTTTCCCCTGAGTCATCAGCTTCCTCATGTTCAGGGAAACTTGACATTATCTCATCAACCGAACTGTCCGCATTTATCTCCGGCTGACTGTCTTCGTTCCCATCACTTACAACTGTTTTTTCTCCCGGCATAACTCACCTCACTTCTTTCTTAATGGTGACCGCACCATCACGATAGGCTTTTTTGACTTTACGATAAGGATAGCCCATTTCCTTAGCGATTTTTCTTAATCTTTTAGCTTGCTTGTTGTTCATTTCTTCCTTGGTATCTTCGCCCCTCGCTTGCGAGCCTCTGCTAAAGCTATCGCAATCGCCTGCTTCTTGTCTTTTACAGTATCTCCGCCACCACTACGCACCTTGCCTTTTAAAAATTCTTCCATTACGATATCCATCTTGTCTTCGTGCTTTGACATTCTCGCTTTCTTCATTTTCTCCGATAAAGTATGACTTGGCATATCTCCCCCTAATTGTCTGTAAAAACAGGTTCACCAGCACCATTGACCCCAACTTGAACCCTAACCGTCATAACTTCACCGGCTCCATTGACACGCTTTTTTGTCTGCGTCTCAAGTACCGCCTCTTCAATCTCAACTTCAGACTCTTTTTGCTCTATCATTTCTTTTTTCTTATTCGCCATGTCTTCCTCCTATTTTACGGAATCACCATACTTCCTTTGCTTAGCCTGGAATTTATGATACTCTTTGCTTATCTCAGCTCTCGCCTCAGGATATCTTCTCATATCTTTTAAAAACTTCTCGCTTTCCCTGCATAGCTGATAATCCCCATACGCCGGACGGTCTTTGCCCCTGCCATATATCCCGCCTTTTAAATTATCTACTTGCTGTCTGTGCTGTTTCCTTAACGCACTTTCATCTCTAACTTTCTGCTCAATCGAGTTCTTGCTTATTATCAATACCATTTAAAAACCCCCTTGCGTTACACCAACATCTTCCGCGCCTCGGATTATAGCTTCTTCCATCGGCTTGCTCGCTCCTTTTAACGTCTCAACTGTCTTGGCTTCCCGGGCCTGCTGTTGCATACCCATTATCTCCTCTTCGCTCATATCTTCAATTATCGTCTCGGCGTCTGGTATGGCATCAAAAGTTTTTGCCATGCTCACTGATAGCTTGCCCCAGTTGACTTTCTTTCCTTCAGCCTGTAAAGCCGGAGATATCTGCGCTAAAAACGTTCCATACTCGTTCAGCTGCTTTCGGACTACTGACAAATCAGGTCTTACCGATACGCTCATATCTACATCGTATTTATAATCGCTCTCAATGTTGCCTATAATGCTCTCCTTGAGGCTTATGCCCCTATCCCCACCGATAAGCACACCTCGTCCAGTTACAGGTAATCCCGATACGGGGTCTACTATGTTTTTTCCTGTAATGGATATCGCAACTTCCGGATCGCCCCAGTTGACAACACAGGTTATCATCTTCTTAATCTGGTCAATGTTGAACTCTCTTATATCGTCCTGCATGCCTCCTGTCCGTAACATGTTGCCCATCTGCTGGCTACGGTCTTGCGTCGCTGTCGGAGCGGATTGATCGCCTGATATAGAGCCGCCAGCACTTAATACTTGCTGGAGATACGCTCGTAAGTTCTGAATATTCGCGAAAGTCTCTTGAGATAGAGGATTGCTGGAATAATTCTGAGCTACACCTTTCGGATTGCGGGTCGTGCCTATAATACCGTGTGTGGGATTAGCCTTTAACGTCTTCTTGCCATCTTCGGTTAACGCGTTCTCGTCAACGAATACAAGATTCTGCGCGTGATCTATACTCTCTTTCCACAACTCATTAAGATAATTTAGCTCTCTCTGCGCAAGTGTTGCCGTATATCCATGACTCCGAGCATACAATGTGTCCGAAGGGTTTTTAAATCTCAATAACGATATGGGCAACCATTGGTACCCAGTCTTGCGCCATGATATTTCTTCATGCCATCCTTCCACCAACACAAGTTTATGAGCATATCCGTTAAGCATTACCCAATGCTCTTTGATGTTTAATTTTATTTTTCGGGTATCGTCACTTGACCCTTTAAAATAATTTAAAAAATCTTGTTTTATATCATACAAATTGCTATCAACTATCTCTTGAAGTGTGCGTTTGTACTCGAAAGTAATCCTCTGTCCTTTACCAAATCCTTTGGACCAATCTAAAAAACAAGCCTTTGGACTCACTCTCTCAACAAACGGGCGTTCATACTTGATATATTCTTCCGCTGATTCCATGTCCGTATCTTTTCCGTCGGCCTTAATCTCTCCCGTAAACAATGACGCTCGTTTATTCTTCTGTATTCCTATCCGGCTGTTGTATCCCACCTTCACTATCCCGAACCCATAAGCTAAATATGCGTCGATTATTGCCGCTTGGTTCTCTTTTTTTGCCGCGGTATCGAAATAATGACGGATTAACCCGTTAAGCAATTCCGCCGTAAACTCGCTGCCATTAGGGCGTTTGCGGATGTTTGGTAACGGGGTCTGATGATATAGCCCGGGTATAATGGTGTCCGCCGCTATCCCCATCCAGTTCTCCAGGATTGAGTCATCGTCCTGGACAAGATTGTTTGTATAAGCAGCGTTGCTCATGCCGTCCGGATTGTCAGGACTGCTCCCAGCCTCACCCGAAACAACCCGCCCTTCATACGCAGCTATAACTTTAGCCGGATTGTTGTTCTGCATTAGCTTGCGACTGTGTTCCCACTCGTCTTCTTTTATTATACCCTTATAATAATCTAAATCTTTTTTCTTGAGCGCCATATCCTACCTCACCTGTATTTTGATTTCCAATCGTTCGCCGATACCTGCGCCTGCTCGTTAAACCACGCTACACTATGGCGTGGCGCTACCGGCTGTTTGCCTGCGTTCGGCTCTGATAAAAAGGTCGTTATCATATATTTAAAATCGTCCCAACTATGATTGTCTTTGTCAACTAACTGTTCGTGCGGATTGCTTTTCTCTATCATGCTTGTTGTTAGCTCTCGATACCTTAACCGCTCAAACTCCCATCGCTGTTTAGGGCAACTATGCGATATCGTGAACCTCGGCTCCTGGATATCTAAATTGCTCCACCTCGTTAAAAGTTCTTCTATCGCAACACTGTCATCTCGGCTTATCCCTTTGCGTAAAATTACACCTTCCTCTCTGAACATGTCTTCTAAACTCCGCAACCCTTCTCTCGTTTCCTGGTTCTTGTTCCATAACGACGGATCCGCGCTAATCCATAAAAACTCATTGTAGTGTGGCGAAACTTTTATCTTGTTGCAGAACTCCGGTACGCTCATATTGTTTTGGTGTATCTCGTGATTGGAATGTATATGCTTCTCATCGCCGATAATGTATTCATGAAAACTACAAGGATTGTTTCGGCCCCAGTCCACTGATCCGACTTTGTAATGATAAGGTTTTACCTCATATCCTCGTATGATCTTCGAACTGTAATTATTCAATAACCCGTAACATAATAGCTGGCCTGAATAAGCTGTGAAATCTATCTCCATCTCTTTGCGCCATGCCGCTCCGGATTTGCCCCCTACATATCCTTCCAGCAATTCAGAGGTCGGCTCACCGTCACTTGTTATCTTGTCCGGGTCCGCTGAATAATGTAATCGTGCTATCGTAAACCCATCTACTGTCTTGTACACATCTAATCCTTGCATTTGTTCTCCACAAGATAATGAAAAAATCCAGGGTTTGCCGAACTTACCCCCGTAAACCTGCCACCACCTTTTATCGTCGGCAATGCCCCCACATAAGCCGCTTCCGCGTCTGGCTGAAATGCCATCTCGTCGGAAAATATCCCGCTCGCCGTATGGCTCCTTATCTGGTCGTCGCCTTGTGGAACACCCCATATCTCCGATGATCCCAGCTTATACTTCAAATGACAAAATGTGTATTCCGCCGGAAACATCTCTTTGATCCAATCAGGCTGATGTTCCCAAATAAAAAAAGATCGCTGTACTACCCTGTCCGCATCCTCTTCTTTCTTGCTCTGAAAAAAATTTAAACGCCCTCGATGAAATTGCGTGTCCCATAAATAACATGCACTCATTAACCACGTTACTAACAACTGCCGGCTTTTTGGTATCAATAAAAGGCGCTCCGTATACCATAAGTTGCACAACTCCCTCAAATGCGCTTTGTCAGGAAACTTCTTAACCGGTGAATGAAAATCATGCTCGTCTTTTGTCCAAACCATTTCTTGTATCCACTCCCACGGGTGTGATACGATCCGCCGGAATGTCTCGCTGTATTTGCTGTATGATTTGGTAGATGTCTGTCCCTTTACTGTCAAAGCCCTCACCTTTCACTTTCTGCGTGATGTCTCTCAATACTATATCTCTCGCTATATCGTACCGATTCTTATCATCACTGTGCAGCTTATCCCTCACTAAATCCCAAGCTCGGTCTATAATGTCGAGCCGTTTCTTCTCATCACTTCGACTTTTTCTCCCACTCCGTCCTTTTACTCCTGACATAATATAATCCTATCATTAAGTTACTGAATGTTTTATATCTTTTAAACACAAAAAGCCGACCACCCTACCCGGATGTATCGGCTTTCTCTGAAGCTCTACTGTATACTCAATGGCGCTCTACTGGCGCTCTTGTTTTTGTTCTATTCCAATTTCGTTTATCTTACCGCACTTGGGACACTTGACGGAGATTACTGCGTGACTAACCTTGCATAACAGCTTGTGGCAGTAATAACATCTTACTTCTTGCATCTCAATCATCATCCTGCTTGATTCTTACTGTTGTAGTTTCGGCTAATATTCCAAGAGTCCTGTTTAATGCGTGGCACGCACCACATAGACGGTTCATTCCGCTTTTAACCTCTTTGTGGCATTTAAGACAATATTTTATAGCCAGCTTGCTATCCATAGCATTCCCTTCCCAAGAAATGTTATTGCAGGTATCCATATATAAAAAAACGTGAGAGTGCCTGCAACAACAAACAACACCCACGTTGATAATGGTAGTCTTCCGATTTTTTTATTTATTCTCAAGGCATTCTCCTCAATCATAAAATAATGATACCATATCATTTTCAATTAGTCAAGGTGGAAACAAAATATTTTTTACGCAGCTCTTGACTTTACGTAAAAAATCCGTATACTATACATTGTCAGGTAAAAACTAAACAAGAGGAGGGCGGAGGAGTGGTACAAAAAAGCCGGATAGAAATAAAAATACCAACGAGCATAAAAAAGGACATGCTAAAACAATCTGCAAACGTAGGTATGACTATGACATCGTACATACTGCATCTCCACCAAATCGGAAAAGAACTAATACACGCCAGGAATAGTCTTGATTAATTCTATGAATTGTTTGATATGTCCAGGTATTCATGTCAAAATCAATGGGTATTGGCGGGATTGCTGGATATGTGGGAATATTTATCCAGGTAATCTGTCGATAAAACGTCATACAAAAAAGGAGGATAGCCATGTGGAAAAGCCAAAAAGAAAGAATACTTACACATCTGCAACGATACGGTAAAATAACAGTTCCACAGATGATGCGTATGGGGATCGCCAAGTACACCAACCGGATTTGCGATCTCAGGAACGACGGCCACGATATTTTTAATGAGCTTAAATACAGCCGTAAGAAGAAATGCTATACGAGCAAGTATTATCTTGTCCGGTATTGACAGCACGATATTTTTTTGGTATGCTTGACTTAAGTTGGGGGAATAATGCACAAGGACAGTTTTAAACCATGTCATCTATTAAGGGCGGAAAATAATAATATTTTTTTCTGCCCTATTTTTTTGCCCGGTATCCCCCAGATTTAAAGCACTTGTGCGCCGGGCAGAAATATCTTAAGGACGGTAGTTATGGGTAACGATCCTGCTTTTCTTTTCTACTTTAGGGACTTTCTCGTAGGTTGTTCTTTCATGTCGCTTGAAGAACGGGGAGCATATATAACTCTTTTGTGTTTCCAAGCTGATAAGGGATATTTGAAAGAGGATGATATTCTGAAAAAGATACCTGCGGATCTCTGGACCTCTATTTCTCCCAAGTTCGAAAAGGATAAACTTGGGTTTTATAACAAGAGATTGAGAGATGAAGTGCTTAAAAGGCGAGAATATTCTAAGAGCAGACAAAGGAACAGAATGAAGAAAGATATGTTGAACACATGTAAAACATATGTTCCACATATGGTAAATGCAAATGCAAATGCAAATGCAAATGCAAATAGAGATGTAAATAGTAAAGAGATAGGGGGTATGGGGGAAAGAGATTATGCGAAAGAGATAGAGGAAATATTAAATCACCTAAACAATCTTATAAGCAGCAACTATAAAATAAATGGTAAAAAAACACGCGAGATGATAATAACGAGATTAAAAGAGGGGTTTACCGTAGATGACTTTAAAACCGTACATCGCAAAAAGGTGGAGGAGTGGGGGTTAGACCAGAAAATGCGGACGTTTCTTAGACCTATAACATTATATAGTAATAAATTTGAGAGCTATCTAAATCAACCGGACAAGATAAGACATCTAACCGAGGCCCAAAGAGCTACTATCGAAAGTCAGCAGCGGTGGCAGAAAAAAATGGAGGAAGAAGAAAATGCGAAAAGAAACATTCCAGAAGGGAATTAACGTTTTATGCCAATCTTTCCCGAACAGGGTAATAGATTTGGAGATTTATTGGGACATGCTAAACGATTTAGACGACACCAAATTTTTGATTGCGATAAAGGATATATGTTCGACCACCCGGGGAATATATCCAGGGACTAATTTAATAGCTGTCATTCGCGAGATAGTGCTATCTGGGACATATTTATTATCCGGAGAAGCGTGGAAATCCGTACTAAAAGAGATTGCGCGAATAGGAAGTTCCGGACAGCCCGTATTTAAAGACAAGATAACCAAAAATGCGGTGAATTGTATCGGGTGGAGAACTATCTGCCTGAGCGAAAATATCGGAGTTGAGCGTGCCCATTTTTTGAAAATATATGAGCAGTTAGAGAAACAGGCACGATCTGAAGAAACCAAACCGGAAGAATGCAAACAAGTGAACCGAGAGAATATAGGAAAAATAAATAATTTAATAAAAACCCTTGACAACGCCTGAAAATATGCTATACTTAGGTATAAAAAATAGGGATGACCGACAAAATGAAAACACACATTTATCAAAAAATAGCCCGGGCCTCTAACGCGTCCGACCTGCTCACCTTGAGCACTCGGTTATCCCCGCGTCAAGCCCGGGCAACATGGAGGGATTACCATGACTCTAGTATCAGACTTTCAAAACGAACACGAAGAATGTATCCATTTACAGCATTTGGGAAGATCTGATCTTTTCAAAAACAGCATATCTGACGATACGGGGATATGTGAAAACTGCGGGACAGAGATAAGCGATGAAGAGATAAGTCATTGCCAAACCCTGTGTTTCACATGCTACGATACAATGGAACCGAACGATCCTAGCCCATTTGATGTATATGGAAGAGAGGGTATATTATGACTCTCGTTGAATATGGGATTAAACATGCTCCGGCAATTTGCAATTTTTATTTTTGGTGGGAAGCGAAATACAGGAACGCAATAGTTGATAAAAAAGGAGATTATATAAGAGGCGATGATGGAGCGATACTTCTCTTTGACACAAAATGGGACGCTGAGATGGAAGCGATTGATAGAGAAACTATAAAACCGTATGTAGTTGATATATCAGGGACACGACTACTGAAGGAGGGGGTAAGATGAAGGTAAAAAAGGGATTGAAAGACATCTACAAAAACATGTCAGAATATAACCGTGACAAGATGAAGGAGGCGAATTGCAAATGAAGAAACTTATCGAAATACAGAATAAACTGAAGTGCCCGAAAAGCCAATACAATTCATTCGGGAAATATAATTACCGTAACTGTGAGGATATTCTGGAAGCGGTTAAACCGCTATGTTCCGCAGCTGGATTACTCTTGACACTTGACGATGAGATTGTTTGCGTGGGTAATAGGTTATATGTGAAGGCAACAGCAACCCTTAAAGACGGGGAAACGTCCTTGTCGGTATCGGCATACGCGCGAGAAGCTGAGAGCAAGAAGGGTATGGATGAGGCCCAAATAACTGGTGCGTGTTCAAGCTACGCCAGGAAATACGCGTTAAACGGATTGTTCCTGATAGATGATACCAAAGACGCTGACTCTCCGAATCCTGGTCTTGAAGAAATATCGAAAATCAACAAGACGCAAATAAATAAAATCCTGGATATGATAGCTTCGACCAATTCCGATATGGATAAATTCTTGAGGTATATGGATCTTGAAAAACTCGAGGATATGATTCAGCCCAATTTTGGGAAAGCCATAGTGGCATTGGAGGCTAAGGCGAATGAAGATAATTGACGTTGTACAGGGTACAGAGGAGTGGTTAGAGGCCAGGCGGGGGATCCCGACAGCCTCTAATTTTGATAAGATAGTGACATCAAAAGGCGAGCCGTCAAAACAGCGGACAAAGTATCTGTACAAACTTGCAGGTGAAAGGATCTCTGGGACTCGTGAAGAAAGCTATACTAACGTACACATGGAAAGAGGAAAAGAAATGGAAAGCGAAGCCCGGAAACTCTACGAATTCCATACAGGATTGGAAGTGGAACAAGTAGGGTTTTGCTTGACAGACGATGGGAAGGTCGGTGCAAGTCCAGACGGTATCTGTGTTTCTGGATTGTTGGAGATAAAAAGCCCGAGCATGGCGGTACATGTCGGATACTTGTTAGATGGTAAAGTGCCGACAGACTATTTCCAACAAGTTCAAGGTGGATTATATGTGGCAGAAAAAGAGTGGTGTGATTTTGTATCGTATTATCCTGGGATAAATTCCCTTATAGTCAGAATGAAAAGGGATAAGGTTTTCATAGAAAAGCTTGCGGTTGAATTGGAAATCTTCAACGAAGAGTTGGAGAATATTGTAAAAAAAATAGAAGATTATAAATGAAATGTCCTGAATGTGAAGGATCAATGATAGAGATTAATAAAGGAGTCTGTGCTGGTTTTAGTTTTTATCGATGCAATTCCAGATTAGAGTATATTCCGAAGAACAAAAGAGTCAAAAGAAAATGCACGTTTAGTGGGTATATTAAAACACTTGAACAAAAGGAGAAGAAATGATTAAGAACATTTGTATCAGAGAAAGCTATACTGACAAGCAAGGTGAAGAACGTGTCAGTTGGAACAGAATCGGAGTGTTAATAGAAACTGGGGATAAACAGTATGTTAAATTGTATCATATACCAAACGTACTGGCGTCAGTTTTTGAACCTAAGGAAAAGTCTGAGCAAGGTTATTCCCAAAAGAATAGTAACAAACAGAACGAAGAGGAGATCCCGTTTTGAAAGTAACCGGCATAGTGTTAGATACTAAAGTTACGGAAGATGGCAAATATTTAGCTAAGATACAGCTTAATGGTAAACTGCCGAAGAAAGGCGAATTGATAAAACTGCAATGGGGCAGTACTCGTACAAGAGATCAGAACAGTTTATACTGGGTGTATCTTAACTGGTTGATCGAAGAAGGCGGCATGAAAGAACACGGTCATTTTTCGGTCCAGTCTTTACACGAGAATTTTAGACAACATTTTCTTGCGGAAAAGACATACACAAAAGGCGAATTTAAAGCCATAGCAGAAGCGACAACGACAAACCTGGGTAAATGCGAATTTGGGGAGTACATAGGAAAGATAGATCAGCTTGTGACCGGCTTTTTGGGGATAGACACCACGCCGTTTTGGGAAGAATACGAAAAATGTTATTCAAAAGACTAAGGACGATATCCAGTCCGTCGTGGATTAAAAGGAGGATTAATGAACAGAATTAAAGAATTTGTGTATTATTATGGGTTTACAGTAGGCGTAGCATTAGTAGCCACGCCGGCAATATCGGACATTCTTTTCCATGGGGGGAGAGAATGGAATTTAATCAGTATAGGGGTGATAGGTGTTTTGTGCCAGGTGATAGGATTAGCGTTAATGCTTATGGGCGGGAGGGATAGCAGATGAAAACAATTATGGTGATTACCATTCTGTGTCTTTTGTTTTCTGGGTGTTCTGTTCTATCGATGAGTGGTAGAAGCTTAGGAAAGGCTTCTACCGTGGTGGATTTGACGAAGTGGGAATTAGGCGAAGATAAATAATGATTAACTGGGAAAAAATAGGTTGGGCATTGATGGCCATACTAACGCCGGTAGTTTTTCTTATTATGTTTTTCGGGTGCGAGATAGGATACCCCGATGAGGATGAGAGAGAAACAAGACTAATCAACGCCATGATCAAGGTGGAGAGTGGCGGGGATCAGAACGCAGTTAGTACGGCCGGAGCAGTAGGTTTAATGCAGGTAACTCAGATAGTTTTGAACGAATACAACCTCAACGTATCTCATAATGAAAGATATTATCGAGGTGGCTATCAACTAGAGACGAGTAGGGATTATCCCAATGGTGAATGGATACCGACGGACCATGAAGACTACACAATGAAAGATATGTTTGACCCTCGGAAAAATAAACGTGTCGGCAAATGGTATCTCAACAGGTTGAAAGACCACTATCTAAAAGACGATTACACAATAGAGCGGTTGTTAGCGTCTTATAATGGAGGCATTACGAGGTTTAGAAAACTTTTGAGAGAAGGTAAGGATTGGCAGAATATGCCGAAAGAGTCGGTATCGTACGTCAAGAAAGTCCTCGAAATTTATAATAAAGAAAGGATAATCCGTGAAACGAAAAGAAACTGACATACAGAGAGATATATGCGAGTACTTGCAGATTAAAGGATACTTCTTCACTCGCATGAATAACACACCTACGTTTGATCCAAAAAGAGGTTGTTACAGAGCTATGCCGAAATACACGATGAGTGGGTTCCCTGATATACTCATATTGAAAGACGGGAATGTGATAGGGTGTGAGGTGAAAACCAGTATTGGTAAACAAAGTCCTACCCAAAAAGAGTTTCAAAGACTATGGGAGTCTGCCGGCGGGGCGTATATCGTGGCCAGATCGGTACAAGATGTTATAGATTGGGGGCTATAATGGTATTAACAGCCAGCAAGATACCTGAAGAAGATAGAATGATGGCCTATGAGGCATACAATGGATATTGCGCCTGTCTTAACTGTTATGAAAAAGCCGAAGAAATCCATCATGTAATTTCTAACAGCAAGTCAAATGTTAAGAAGTTTCCGTTGTTCATAAACTCCATATTTGCTTTAAAACCTATATGCAGAAAACATCACAATAGCGGAGCCATCTATCAGTTTAGAATAACCGAAAAACAGGCTGGAATATATGAAAA